ATAACGCAAATGTCGCTCTTGTCCAAATCTCAATATATGTGGTTAAATAGTAGCCGGACTATCATTATCGGTTATGTCACATGCATTGTTGGGAGATGGATTGTAGTTCCCCTGCATTACATTCTGGGTTTTGAAACAGAGTGTCAAAAGGATCCAACAAAACTGGATACGGCTATGTTCTTTCGAAGATGTGCTGATGTCCACGTGAATGTTTCTGATTTTGCAGTTACTAAGCGTGAGATTATATTAGCTCCTCGAATAGTGGCTGATACTGCTAGAGATGTTTGTCTGATCGAATTACCTTTTAGGTTTCAGATTAAGAAAGATATTCGAAGTATGTTCAAATCCAGGAAAGATTACAAGGAAACTTATGATCTTGTCAGAAGGATAATCTACAAAAGAGCTGAAACAAAACCTCATGGACTTCTCATTCAAGAGGAGATTGGAAGTGCACATTTCACTAGAAACGTGAGAGTCATGGATAAGAATGGCAATGGCTATAATGCTAGTGTCTACCAGAGTACTATGTATTGTAGAGCTGGTATCTGTGGTTCGTTATATTTTGAATGTAATTCCTCTCTTCAAAAAGGAAAAATTATAGGTCTCCATACAAGTGGAAATGTAGAATTAGGTTTTAGTTTTATAACTCAACTATGTTTGGAAGACTTTGATAAGCTTAAAGGCTTTTTCGAAATTGATCCATTGATTGAGAAAACTGCGGAAACGCAGGGCGGCGAACTGCTTGACAACCAGTTCGAGTGTATCGGAAAAGCTGAGCCTTTCAGTGTTGTTACTAAGTCTACTCTAGTAAAGAGCAAGATTTTTGGAAGAATTACTGCTACTGATAAAGCTCCAGCTAGACTGAATCCATTCATTAATGCCGATGGAGAGAAGGTTGATCCTTTGAAAAAGGGACTTCAACGTTTCAATTCAGTCCAAGATATATTTTTAACCCTTCCTGAATACGAAGATTTATTGTCTTCAGAAGATGACTTTTATAAAAGTGCTCATACCCGCACCACTGATAATAGGGTTTACACTTTCAAAGAAGCTATCGTTGGGTTAAATGATGATGTAGAGTTCACTAGTATTTCTAGATCTACCTCACCAGGTTATCCGTATATCTTGAATAGAAAGCTTAAAGGACGAAAAGATTTCTTCGGAGAAGCCGAAGAATTCTGTTTAGATACTGAGAAATGTAGAGCTCTGTTTGCTGAAATTGAAACAGATATACATAACATAATTGAAAACAATATCGTTCCTGAAATGCTTTTTGTTGACAATTTAAAAGACGAATGTGTTCCATTAGCTAAAGTCTCTATTGGGAAAACTAGGGTCTTTTCAGGAGGAAATCTCAAAATGTTAGTCATGTTTAGAATGTACTTTGGAGATTTTTCTAATTGCTATACTAAGAACAGGATCATCAATGGATCTGCTATAGGAGTTAATCCTTACAGTTCTGATTGGAACGCAATTGCTGAAAGACTTTTGTCTAAAAATGATGAGGTCAATGCTGGAGATTTTTCTGGTTTTGATACTACTCAGAGTTGTCACGTTCTAGAGCTAGTAGGATCAATTATAGAGAAACACTATATTAATTCTACTCCCGAAGAAAGAAAGATTAGGCAGTATTTATGGCGTAGATTGATTCACTCAGTCCACGTCGTTAAAGGCCATATCTATATTTGGGATTGTGCTCTCCCTTCTGGAAATCCTCTTACAGCCCTGGTTAATACCATGGTTAATCGTATCGTGCACAAAATTTGTTTTGTACGTATGATGGGAGGAGAGAGAAGGTATAACTGGATCTTTAATGATTCAGTTTGTCACATCGCTTTGGGCGATGATGTTTGCTTTACCGTTGATAAGATGTATTCTCGTATATTCAACGAGTTCAATCTTGGTGAAGAAATGGCTAAGCTCAAAATGGTGTATACGCCCGAGGACAAAACAGCTTCATTTGAATCTGCTTCTAGAAAGATTACAGATATTACTTTCTTGAAACGCAAATTTAGATGGTGCGAGTATACTGGAGCGTATATAGGTCCTATGTTATTGCGTCCGTTGTTGGATCAATTAAATTGGACCCGAAAGGCAGATGGAAATTCCATCACCCTTTCAAAGTGTGAACACGTGATCCGAGAATTATCTCTGCACGGCCAGTCTGTTTATGAGGAATATGTTCCAAGGATTGCTACAGTAATGAAGCAATTTTATGGAAAGTACCCTTATTGCACAGACTTCTTGATGTCTCTCGAAGAGACGTCAAATTTGGAGTGTGATTACTCTACTTTCGAAACAACTATGAGTCCTGTGAAACAGAATAACCGTAGCGACATCGACTACCCCACAAGGTTCCGTGGGGGTAACGATTTAAAAGATAACGGGACCATTGTAGACTCTCATGAATTTGAGAGTGAGATGATCAGTGCCGAGTTCCAAATGGACCTTGGTAATGATGCATCTAATTCCGCGGCTGATGTCGTTTTTCAAGACAACGCCGTGGTTGATACCGTCACAACTGCTGGAGAGATTCCTATGAGAAAATTTCAGACTTCATTTACCAATTCTAAAATGGTAGATATAGAAAGATATTTAAGGAAGCCTGTCGAAATGGATAGTGGAGAATTGGAATCTACCGATGCTTCTACCACCTTTAGTGATAATTTTTGGTCACGACCTCTTTCTATAGCAATGAATGCTGAAAAGGTTAAGACTGTGTTTTCAATGAAAGCTACTTTAGTAGTCACTTTAGAGGTTAACGCTAATCCTATGCAGCAAGGACGGTACATTTTAGCCTATGTTCCTACTGGAGGCGTGTCTCGTTCAGCCTCTCGTACTCTATGGCATCGTATGCACCGACATTCAATTACTCAGATTATTCAATTGAACCATGTCGAACTTGATCTTGCGTGTGACACTTCTGTTACTCTGAGAATACCATGGGTAAGTGCTTACAATTCGTACATACACAATACCTCGTTTAACAGAAATACTGAACCTGGTCAATTTTTCATGTATCCTTATGAACCTATTAAGTCAGCTGGAGGCTCTAGCAATGCCAGTTACTTCTTGTGGGCCCATTATGAGGATATTGAACTTGGTGTAGTCGGATCTATCCAAGGAGATGGTTCCCTTAAAGGAGCTGTTAAATCTGGAATAGATTTTTTGTACAAGGAACAACAGGCCGGAACTAAAACCGTATCGAGAACTTTGGGTACAGCAGCTGATTATTTAAGCTATATGGCCAAAATTCCCGTTTTGAATACCTTTGCAGCTCCTTTAGAATGGGCTACTAGAGGTTTATCTATGGGAGTTTCTTCTCTCGGTTTTAGTAAACCAAATTTAGTTTGCGAGCCAGTAAGAACTGTCAGGAATAATTTTCCTTATATGGCAACTTCTGATGGCGTCGACGGTGCGGAACCTTTAGGCATGACCATCTCTAATCATGTTAGTTTAGATCCTCAATTATTGGGAACTAATCTAGATGAAATGAGTATAGCTTATATAGCTTCAAAGCCTGGTTTTATAGATTCTTTTACATGGCGTGCAAGCGCTAATAAAGATGAAATAATATTCGTTGATAATATCTTTTTAGAGAATTTCTTTACGACTACCACCGACGATACAGTTCAACTGAAAAATTTAACGCCACTTGCATTTTTGTCAAGATTCTTTAATTTTTGGAGAGGTTCACTTTGTTATACCTTCAAAATTATAAAGACTGGTTTCCATTCTGGCAGATTATTGATAGCTTATACTCCATTCGATAGTATTTTAAATACCACTAGTGGACCTGCTGCCAATATTGCTGGAACTGCATCTCAGTACAGGAATATTGTGGACATAAGAGAAAACAATGAGGTTACTATTACAGTACCTTTTATCTCTGTTAGTCCATGGGCGTTTACTAATATGGTTAATGGCTATATAGCTGTTTACGTATTAGACCCACTTAAACATCCTGATGTCGTTTCAGACGAGATTGAGATTAAAGTGGAAGTGAGAGGAGGACCTGACCTAGCATTTGCAGGTCCTAGGAATTCAGAGGTTAATACCACTATTCCTGCTACCTTTCAAGGTGCTGATGATGAAAGTCCTGAAGAATGTAAATTCAATGCGACGATGATCGGGAGTTCTATTCAGCCACCTACAACCTTAGATGCAGAAGAGACGTCAATGGGAGAAAGCATCCCGTCGATGAGACATCTTCTAAAAAGAGGAGGATACATGGATAAAGATTACCATCAGACCAATAACGTGACTGAAATTATTGTACTACCATATGAAAATGAATGGAGTAGAGTTTTAGCCGGTACGTTAGTTGGAAATGGACTTACCATAGATCCTTTCTCAATTTTTAGTAGTGTTTATGCTCTTCAAAGGGGAGGGATCCGTCTTCGAGCAATACCCGAAAGGGTTAGTGTGGGAAACACCATTCTTGTTGCATTAGACAACTTCAATATAGGTGCGGGTACTTTGCCCACTCCTATCACTCCAACAGTGGCTACTGTAGAAACTTTTATAAGCAATAATGGTAATTGTGCCAATCTTGCCTATTTTGATTCTGCACCAGTCTCTGGTATAGTGATACCTCAATACACCAGACAAATCTCGGCCATTACGGCTGCAAGATTTCACACCGATAGTTTTTCACCTGATTTTACAAATGGTGAACGGTGTACGGTAGTAGCAAGGTATATGCAAGTTTCTAGTGAGACAGATGAGCGATTTTTGTTTCATCGCGCGGGAGCTGATGATTGCACTTTCGGGTGCTTTGTCAGCATACCGCCGGTGACATAAGTCGCCCATATGGTGGGGTCTTTTAAGGGGTTTCCAATTTATTGGTTGAGCCTATTTTTGATTTTCTATCGTCAAAAGTAACTTTCGGTACATAGATA